AGGTCAAAGTCGTTCTCTTCAATCATGGAGAAAAGGACTTTGAGGTAAAGAAGGGGGATCGCATCGCACAACTTGTTCTCGAGAAGTGTGAGACACACCTCATCGAAGAGATTAGTATCGTTGAGGATACTGAGAGGGGTTCAGGTGGTTTTGGGTCTACTGGCAATTAGAAAACCATAAATCTTCTGGTTGAGGCATGAAAAGGACACCTTTGGTCATGGTCATGTAGAGCTTGGCTTTATTGACATCTGGATAGGACAGGAGCATCCATCGTTCCCAATAGTCCGCTCTGAAGTAGTCCTCCCAATCTTCCTTATCACTTTCATCTATAGCAAGCATACCTCTGTGAATTTCATGATGGTTGGTTTCTATCCGCAACTTCTTAGGAATGACGGCTCCCTTCCTAATAAGATGTGCACGCATGAGACGAGCATCACCATGGTCAGTGTAATATTGAACACCCTTCTGTCCGAAATCGATGGCTCTTTTACTCGGGAGGATGACGCGATACTTGTGTGTTACGGAAGGACTGGGCTTAAGAACGACGTGCATATTATTTGTAAGTGGGAAATAGAATGCTAGAATACACCGCATCCGGTAATATACCTATCCGAGTTGGACAATCCGCAAAAGAAAACGACCAACTCACGAATACGAGTGACCCTAAATACTGGTGGATGCATGTGAGTGGGTACCCGGGTGCTCATGTTGTCGTGTGTTATGAGGGAGAGGAACTTCCTAAGGATGTCAAGAGAGATGCGGCTGTCTTGGCGACACACCACAGTAAGACACCCGAGTCAAAGATGTCATGGGTCGATTTAGTACGGGTTGAAAATGTCACATCTTTGAGACAAAGTGGACTTGTCACACTTGAGGGTAAAGTTGTTCAACTGACGATATTTAGGAATCGTGAAATTGATCGTCTTGAGCGTCTTAAAAAATATTGTATTACTGTATAATGAAAGGTGTTAATACTAGACTCGTTCAAGCCTTTTTAGTTGTCGTCATTCTCGTTATAGGGACAAACTTCAATTATATTTTCGGTAATAAGAAGACAGTCGAAGCTGAGACAGCTCCAGGTCCCGCCCCAGGTCCCGCCCCAGGTCCCGCCCCTGAAACACCAGAGGAAGAGGAAGAGACCCCGGTGACTCAACCACTTGAAGGTGTGAAGACGGCGGTCACAACAGAACTTCAGATGATCACTACATTACCACCAGGGATTGTAAAGAAGGAGGGATACATTGGCTACTCTCATATTTAAAGTAATCCCCTATACGTTCCAGCGATGTAGTAGACATCATTGAACCCAAGTTCCTCTAATTTCTCTGCTGCAAATCTGGCCCGTTGCCCAGTGTTGCAGTAGACGAGTAAACCCTTCTTGGGAAGTTCTGTGGTGGTCTTCTCGTTAATCTTGTCCACAGGGATATGAAGTGCTTTGGGGTAGTGTCCTGCACGATACTCGGTGATGGTGCGAACGTCGATGACTTTCTTTATCTTACCCTCTTTGATGAGGCGTTTGGCTTCTGAAGTGGAGATGAGGTTCTGTCCCATATAAGTGTACGCGAGGGCACCAGTGAGAGCACCGGCTATGATAAGTGGTATCATTTGGTATCTGTTGGGATTTTAACTTCGACATGTTCCATCTCGAAACAACATTGTGCGTGACCATCATAAGTTCTCTTACACGCTTTACAGTAATAAAGAATAAGAGCTTCCATAATATATATGAACAAGAAAACAGCTGATGTGTCCAATCGTCTCACTCCTATTGAGTTTGCTAAGCGTTCAATGGATAGTCGTTTAGCTGCTATGGGGGAGGCACTTAAGGCTGAAAAGGTTCGATACAAGTCTAACTGTGACTCGGATACGTTCAAGGTGTTCCTCGAGGACCGACTCACAATTTGGGAGGGAGAGAAGGACAAGACCTTCTATGGGAAGAGAATGTATGAAAAGACGAAAACTTTGATTGACAACTGGACTTAATTGCCGAAAGCGACACCAGCCATACCATTCTTCACGCGGAGAATGTTATAGTTGACCGCATAGACACGGTGAAGTTGGTTACCACCCGAGGGGTTGGTGATGCTGAGCTTGGCGTTATCGATACGAGAGAAGTTTAGAGTACCAGTGGGTTGCATCTTGCTCATGGTGAGACAGAAAGGCCACGAATATGTGGGAAGATCGTCGAGAATGTCATCGGGAAGATCTGTACAGTGCATCTCGGGGACGATATCGTGGTGGTAGATGTTAGAAGTGTTCTCGAAAAGTGCGGTACCATTGATGTAGAGAGAAGATGTTGAGAAGTTGAACTCATCGGCCCAGTTGCTACCCGAAGCCTGTCCAGAAACGATATGGAGAGACTTCACGGGGTGGTTGAAATAGCTGAGATCGAAATCGGTGTCCGTGTTGGAGGCTAGTTGGTACTGCGTCTGGGTGATGAGAAGTTCGTGTTCGTTATCAGTGAAAAACTTACGTTCCTCTGTATCGAGGTAGATGTAGTTACCGTATACCCTGGGGGTATCGGTGGGAATGTACCCATTGCGGCACTTGATACGGATCTCGACATCGTGGTACTGAAGCGCCACGAGGGGGAGCACCTTGGTCCAGTCTTCACCGAAGAAGAAAGGGATCATGTAGTGATTACCTGTATTATTTCCCTTTTTGACGTTGGTTGTGACCGCCAATGACGCCTTCGCGGTGGTGTCACGCATGAGTGGATTGTGAACACCCTGAATAAAAAGGGAATCCAACTGGGAAACCTGCTGACCACCGATCCATAACTGGAATTCGGTGGGGCTCGAAGCAGTGTTGGAAAACAAACCAGTGGCATTTTCTTGAACCCCGGCAATACCGTTAGACTCGATCCAGATGTAGCTCATGAGATCACCCTTAGAGCGGATGGGGATGGTAATTTCATTGTTCGCACCAAAGGTGCCGATGTAATCCATGCGCTCAGGCTTCATGGCAAAGTTGGTGTGGCGCTTATAGTTTTGACGGAAGAAGCTGACCTGGGGATCACCCGTGATGTAGACATCCTGGGCACCCACCGACACGAGCTCAATTAAAGCGGCAGACATTTATTAGTAAATGATATTAAAAATTTGGGTGAATATAAACATATGGTCGTGTTTCAGGCACTCACATGGGAACCTAGAGACACGGAAGAGGAACACCATATCAGTGTGTTTGGAAAAACTGAAGATGGTAGATCTGTCTGTGTCACAACAGCATTCAATCCGTACTTTTTTATCAAGTTGTCTTTCGGAACGTCACAACAGACGATCAACGAGATCTACAATCTTATCTGTAGAAAATGTCCCGAATGTGTCATTTCATATTCTATGGCCAAGTCCAAAGATGTTTGGGGATTTCAAAACAATGAAGAGTTTCTCTTCATGAAGATCAACTTCACGAACCTCGGAGCTCGTCGCCGTGTCGACGGATTTTTGAGAAAGCCCGTACAACTTTCTTCTGGGTCAAGGGTGCTAAAGGTGTATGAGTCCAATCTCGATCCAGTTCTCCGCCTGATGCATCGAACTGGTATTCAGTCAACTGGGTGGATTGATACGGGTGACAAGTGTGTACGATCTCACCTCGCTAAAGTTGATATTGATCTTTGGTGTAATGATTGGAGATCTCTAAAGTCCGTTGCTCGAGATGATATTGCACCATTCGTTGTGGGATCATTCGATATTGAGTGTAACAGTTCTACAGGTAAGTTTCCTGATGCGGATGTACCCGGTGATGCATGCTTTCAAATTGCTATTTCACTGTGTAAATTTGGGACAGATGAACCATATGAAAAGGTATGTTTGTGTTACAAAAAGACAGAAGGTCCTGATGTCATAAGTTTTGACACTGAACGGGAAATGCTCGAAGCGTTTCAGAAGTATCTTCATAATAAGAATATTGATATCATTACCGGGTGGAACATCTTTGGTTTTGATCTTGAATATATTTACAAGCGGGCACGACACTGTGGATGCAATTCAAACTTTTTTAAACTTGGAAGGTTGAATGACGAATCATGTCAACTCACTCTAAAAAAATTGAGTTCAAGTGCTTTGGGGGACAACTTCTTGAAGTTGCTCCCGATGTCTGGGAGATTCATTTTCGATATGTTCCATGAAGTGAAGAAGGGATACAAATTGGATTCTTACAGTTTGAACAATGTTTCAAAGTTATATCTCGGTGATCAGAAAATTGATATGTCCCCTAAAGAGATGTTTTCTCGATACAAGGAGGGTGATCCCAGAAAGTTGGGTGAGGTTGCAGAGTATTGTATCAAGGATACTCTACTTCCACATAAACTCTTGAAGAAGTTATGTACACTCCTAAACCTTCTGGAGATGGCCAAGGCGACATGGGTACCTCTATGTTTTCTGGTTGAGCGTGGTCAGCAGATTAAGGTGTTTAGTCAACTCACGAAAAAGGCTCGAGAACTGGGATTCATGGTACCAACGATTCGTTACGGAGCGATTCCCGAGGAACCTTACGAAGGTGCGACTGTGCTAGAGGCACAAAAGGGGGCGTACTACACACCTATCACAGCCCTAGATTTTGAAGCATTGTACCCTTCAATTATGATGGCACACAATCTTTGTTATTCAACTTATGTGATGGATGAGAAAAAGTATGGGAACGTGCCCGGTGTTGAGTACGAAACTTTCAACATTGGTGATCGAACCTATAAGTTTGCACAGGGTGTTCCTAGTCTTTTACCTGCAATTCTTCTAGAGCTCAAGCAGTTTCGAAAGAAAGCAAAGAAGGATATGGCGGCTGCGACTGGTGGAATGAAAGAGGTGTACAATGGTAAACAGTTGGCGTATAAAGTTTCGATGAATTCCGTGTATGGTTTCACTGGTGCTGGTAAAGGTATCCTTCCATGTGTTCCTATTGCGTCAACGACGACCTGTAGGGGGCGTGGTATGATTGAGGAAACTAAAGTGTATGTCGAGAAGAATTTCCCAGGGGCGAAGGTAAGGTATGGTGACACTGATTCAGTTATGGTTGAATTTGATGTAGGTGACAGAAAGGGTGAAGAAGCTGTAAAGTATAGTTGGGAAGTGGGTGAGCGTGCAGCTGAAGAGTGTAGCGCCCTTTTCAAGAAACCAAACAATTTGGAACTTGAGAAGGTTTACTGGCCATACTTTCTCTATTCAAAGAAGCGTTATGCCGCCAAGCTGTGGACAAAGGGAAAGGATGACCAGATGCACATGGATTACATCGATATCAAGGGACTTCAGGTTGTTCGAAGAGACAACACTCCGCATGTGAGAGAAGTATGTAAAGAACTCTTGGATGTCGTTCTTGATGCCCCTGATACGGGTCCGCCTATGGAACTCGCCAAAGAAAGGGCGATTGAACTTCTTTCAG